ATTGGTATAAGAAATCAAAATATTTTCCAATCATTTAATGTAAATCAAAGTAATGGTAAAGGAACCGCAGAGTCAACTCAAACTTTATTAAATATGATTGAGCAATCGGGAGGTAGACAAGTTGCAACTCAAAATGTTAGTCTTTTTAATTATTATTCACAAAGAAGTTATGGTGCAACTGTTGTAAGTTTGGGGAATGCAATGATACAACCAACAATGTATTTTAATTTAAGACACGTCCCAATGTTCAATGGGGCATACTTCATAACAGAAGTTGACCACGTAATAACTCCAGGACAATTCCAAACATCTTTTACAGGAACAAGACAAGGTGTATTTGATTTACCTTCAATTGATAATTATTTACAAACAATTAATCAAAATTTATTAACTAAATTAGAAAAAGAAGTTATAAATAGGGATGATAATACTGTTGTTATAAGTGTTAGTACAAATATTAATACGGCAAATGTTCCGCAAAATGCGGAAAACACTGTAGATGCTCAAAATAGTTGTGTTAGTGTCGTTAATCCGGTATATACAACAGGTTCTTATAGATTTGAATCAACTGGAGCAACAGAAACTGTATTAACACGTGATGAGTTGGTTACTAAAATAAAAGCGGCAACATCAGATGTTAATTTACAAGCGGCGATTTACAGTATTTGTTATTTGAGAGCATATAAAAGTGGTGGGTTTAGAGGGTTTAATAATAATCTTGCAATGATTTCGTTAAAACCAAATTATTCACCAACATTTACTTCTAAACCTTATTTTAAAAATTATTATTCATGTATTAACTCTAAAACAACATCAGGTGTTGAATCATTACCAATTGTTAATTTTAAAGATGTTGATACAATGATTGGGTTTATGGTTGCAAGGTTAGAACAAAATATTAGTAATATTGCGAATACTATTGGTTTACACCAATTTTATATTTGTACTTGGTTAGACCAAAATATTTCAGTAGAAACTTTTAATAATAATAGAGACACTGTGTTTAAGGAATCAAAGGTGGATTTACGAGTAGCTCTACAATCTGCTAATGTAGATGGAATTAAAATATCTAATGTTGATATTTTTATTAATGGAAAGAATTATACTCCTCCTACAACAAGTACAACAACAACCGTAACAACTGCGACCGCAACAACTGCGACCGCAACAACGTCAACAACTGCGTCAACAACAACAACGGCAACAACGGTAACACCAACAATAATTTCAAATGTATTGAATATTCAAACCATCAAAGATATTAACAATAATCCAATAAAAATTATTGTTACATTTAAACAAAACGCGGGGTTATGGAAGTTTGATAGAAGTAATGGAAATATATTATCAAATTCACCATGTGGGGCGTATTCAATTTCTAATCCTGGGACAACTGACCAACAATTGACATTTACTCCATACCAAAATTGTGTGGATAGTTGTACAAGTGCTTTAAAAACAGGAACATATAATTTAAAATATGAGGTTAATGCAATACCAATATTATCAAATGGTCAACCTGACACTACAAGACAAAAAATTACTAATTATCCGATAGTAACAACAGTAGTTGAATCACCATTTGAGATTCAAAGAATTCAAAGTGGTACAAATGATATTAAAGTTATTGTTAAAATAAAACCAAATGTAGGGTCGTGGAAAATATTCCAAAGTGAGGGTTATATATATTCATCAACGGTTTGTAATACTAGTGGAACATTGAGTTCACCAGGTGTAATTAGTCCGGATGGGCAACAAGTTACATTCCAACCCTACCAAGAGGCGATTGACAGTTGTGATGGTGATAATGTTCACGGACAAGTACCGATGAAATTCACCGTATATGCTGACCCAGTACCATATAGTAATAATCAACAAATATATACATTTCAAAGTATAATAACTGTTTAGTGAATATTCATAATTAATAGATATTTATAAATAAAACATATAATATGGACTTAACATCAAAATTGAACAACTACCTTGGAAAACAGGGACAGTACTCAGAACAATCTATGGGTAATGGAACAAAAGAGGTATGTGATTTAGAAACAGGAGATTGTTATGTTGTTAGAGAAAAAGACGGACTTATTGAAAGAGCCGGACATCAAACAACCGCAAATAGACAAGTAAGAGTAGAAACCGCAAGAGGTATAAAACAATTATTAAACGGATAATAAAATGTCGATAGATAAGAAAATTATAAGTGAAATCGAAAGATACAAAAGTATTAATAAATATATAAACGAACAGGACGCACCTCCTGATATTGCAACACCTGATGTGGCGGGAGCCGTAGCACCACCCCCACCTCCAGCACCGGCTGGAGAACCTGCACCTGGGGCTGGTTCAGAACCAATTGACGTTGAAACAGATAAAGATGTTGAAAAACTTGATTCTAAAGGTAAATCAGAAGAAAAGGGTGATAAAGGTGATGATACAGAAGAATTAGATATTACTGATTTGGTAACTTCACAAGAAAAAATTGAGACAAAACAGGAAGAATATTTTCAAAATCTTTTTTCTCAACTTTCCAATCTTGAAACTAAATTGAAAGATATGGACCAAATTGTGGCAAAACTTAATACATTAGAAAATAAAATTGAAAAATATAGAGAAAAAAGTCCACAAGAAAAGTTAGATTTAAGAAAATATGATTCATATCCGTTCAATCAAAAACTTTCAGATTTTTTCACAGACAAACAAGACGAATTTGAAAAAACCGGAAAAACTGATTATATTTTAACAACAGATGATGTCACAGATATTTCAGATAGTGAAATTAAAGATACTTTCTTACCAACACAGGAAGATAAGTTTTAATAAAAATAATAATATTTTAAATAATTTGGGTGTCACAATTTGTGATACCCATTTTTTTTATTTGACATAATGTAAAACTATTATTATAATTGTAATATAAATTAACAATTTAAATTAAAAAATTATGATGAGTTCACTCGACGCCGTATTGGCACAGTATGAGAAATCTACACAAGGGGGCGGAGCCCAAAACAAGATGTCGCAAGACGAAAGAATGAAAAAGTATTTTGCACTTTTATTAAGTGACAAAGAAAAATCAGGACAAAGAAGAATTAGAATCCTACCTACACCGGATGGTTCGTCACCATTTAAAGAAGCTTGGTATCACGAAATTCAAGTTGGTGGTCAATGGCAAAAGTTCTATGACCCAGCTAAAAACGCTAATGAACGTTCACCTTTGAATGAAGTTTACGAAGAGTTAATGTCAACCGGAAAAGAATCTGATAAAGAATTGGCAAAACAATATAAGTCTCGTAAGTTCTATATCGTTAAAGTTATTGACAGAGACCACGAAGAAGATGGACCAAAGTTTTGGAGATTTAAACACAATTACAAAAATGATGGTATCCTTGATAAAATCATTCCAATTTGGAGAAACAAAGGAGATATTACTGACCCTGAAAAAGGTCGTGATTTGATTATTGAATTGTCAAAATCAAAAACACCAAAAGGTAAGGAATATACAACCGTATCAACAATTATGTATGATGATGTTCAACCACTTTCAGAAGATAAAGACCAATTGAAAGAATGGACTAATGACCCACTTACTTGGAATGATGTTTACGCTAAAAAACCTGTTGAGTATTTGGAAGCAATTGCTCAAGGCAAAACACCAAAATGGGATTCAGAAAAAGGTGGATATGCTTATGGTGATGATGAAGAATCAACAACATCACATGGTGGTGGTTCAAAATCAAAGGCTTATGTTGACCCACAAAGTAATGATGAACCGGATTCAGAATTACCGTTCTAAAACTAATGGGTGGGGAATAAAAACCCCACCCTTTTTAAATTAAATCACATGGCAAGCGAATGTACAACAAACATACTATTTGAAAGTTCTGAAAAAGGAATCAAATGGTTGAAAGAAAAAATCACTGAAGTAAAAAAATTAAATAAAGAAGATAGGTTCAATTATATATCTGAAAACTTCAGTCTTGAAGGTAAGACAAATATTGAAAGACTTG